GAAGAAATCCACGAAGTGTTAACCATAGTGACAGTGCCCGTCCCAGTATTCAGCGCGAATTGAACGCCCAAATCACCGGCAGTGCTGTCCGTAATTACCAAAAACGTGAGAGTTAAAGGACAAACGATAGTGCCTGTTGCTACCAGAGTCTCTGAGGTAACTAGATTACCGGATACCTTATACACATCTGTATCTACGATACTCCAGTTACCCTTTGCAGAGGCACCAGAAGGCAGAGTAAACTTCGCATCAATAGGAACACTACCAGCGAATTGAAGTGATGCTCGTACTTCATACACACTGTTAGCCTCTAATGCAACTACTAGCTCGGTGTCAGCAACCAACGTAGTGGAATCAGTCACCGCTTGATTGGAAGCCTTCACAACATAGGATGTCGACCCACCACTATTCACTGCATCCGCGATAGCAGCAAAGTTATGGTTCAGCACGTCCTTCTCAGCGCCATCCATCAGAAGTTGAAGATTAAGTGGATCTCCGCCTGTCTGAGGGGAAGTGTTCGGCACAGTTGCCAGATCAAAATTAAACTCACCCATTAGGGGAACCTCCATCTAAGTCGGGGAATTGTCCCGAACAATTAAGCTATGCCAACCACCATACTTGGATAACGTCATCAACCGCAGGCACTAGATCCGCCATGCCCGTAGGCGCAGCCCAATCTAATACCCCAGTAGAATGCGTAAACGTATTGAAATCTTCTGTATTTAGAAGAATACCGCGAAACGACAAAACTACTTCATCACCATCAGGAATTAGTCCCGGTGTGACTATTACTGCATTTTCATTTGTTACGTCTGTTCCATCAATAGCATATTCTGCATTCATTAGAGTAGATGCTCCCCCGCCACCTCCGCCACCACCCGTGCCGTAGACACAGTCAGCGATAGCTAAACGAACCGCAGGAAGAAATATGCCATAAGTTGTCATCTCCGCATTAGTGAGCGTAACAACCGTTCGACCATCACTGAAGAACGCTGAGTTAGAATCCTCAAGAATGGTCAGTGTATTGAGCATCAAGTCGCCGATAGCGCGACCCCCAGAATCCAAGAACCTCATTCGACATCCAGCAACCACAATCGAGGTAAGCTGAAGTTTGTACAGGTATGCTTGCATGTCTATGGACCCCGGTATACCGAAAACTCCCCGACCCGAATAAACTGATCGGGGAGTTGATTAAAACAAACTTAGCAAACGTCGCAAGGGCCTTGGCAACTTACGTCGGTGAATGGCGTACCGCAAATTGCGACATTCTTCGCCAATACAACGGCGTCTGGATCGCCAATTTCAAAGTCCGCACGATAGTGAACAACGTAGAGGTCTTTGTCCTCGTAGATGTTCCGCTCTCGCTCAATCGTGATGTCCCGAAGGATGTAGGTCTTCAGGTTCGACAATGGAGTGTACCAAATATCGAAACCGTCAACCGCTGGATCACCCTCAGTTGGGATATCTTCTGGCATCAATGGGACCATGAAGAACGGGGTTCCCCAAGGACCGCAAGATGTCTGACCGGCGCACAACGTGCTGTCACCCAATGGGGTCTCACGGCTCGTCAACTGCAGAGCATGATATTCCATGGCAGACGGTGGGACGATCCAACGGTAGTCCTGGGCTCGGGACTTGTAGCGATTTGGAAGTCTTCGCTTCATTTCCCAGTACAGGTACTTCGATGGGGCGTGTCCTTCAGCGTCAATAACCTGACATTCAGGCACACAATCAAACAAGATTTTGCGCCATCCGTCGTTAACGCCAAGCAAGTTATTCACACGACTCTGGCCTTCACCAGTCGTCAAGCTCGAATCACCCATGATCCCGGCGTATTCCATGTCCATTCGGATAGCCTTTGAGAACATACCGAGAATGGTATCGCGGGCGGATGCGCCTTCGATATTACACTCCAAGAAGTCCTTGTCGATCTTGATGAACGCGCGATACTTCTCAACCGACCAACCACGAGTAAACTCTTGTGGCGTACTTGGTGTTGGACACGCTGTCGTACATGCACCTTCAGTAACAACCCCGCAGAAATCCAACATGTGGACCTTGCCGGAGCAATTGCTAACTCGGTTCATGTTCGTAGCCTGGAGCAAGGCAGATTCGTCAACCAATAGGTCAATAAACCTGTTGGCTTGATCCTGCTGCTTCATAGAGTTTGGAAGAGTTACTTCGCTCACAGTCGTGGCGTCAGTACAACTCTTAGAAACCAAAGTCTGTAGCCGATTTACCGGCAAGCTGTCAAAAATTCCCATAGGAAAAACCTCGTAAACAAACCGCGTAAGCGGTTATCTAGCTCCGACTAAATGCGGGCAGCGAATCAAAAATAGCATTTGGATCACGCGGAGTCGAAATCGACTTCACGGCTTCACTTCGACTTGTGCCGGGAACAACGGCTCCCTTGAGTGCAAGAATCAACTCGGCCTGTGCATTCTGTCGATTTTCGATCAAATCAATAGCCGTAGCCAACATCTGCAATGACTTAACAATCTCGGAAAACACGTCATCGCTTGTGGTCTGAACCGGTGCAACGGCATTAGGATCAGCACACGTGCCGCAACCTTTGCCAACTAGTTCAAGCTCTGGCTCTTCAACGGAAGCCGTAGCGTCTGGTGTTTCAGTTACCACTAATTCCGCATCAACTGGAGCAACGGCTTCCGGTGCTTGTGCAACAGGCGCAGGTGCTGGTTCTGGGGTGGGTGCTGGAGTACCGGGGGTAACCAACGTCACCAAGAATTCTTTGATGCCAGCAAGTTCTGTGGTAAAACTCTCTCGCAAGGTAGCCAAAGATGCTTCCACCTCTGCCATCGTTACGGAAGCAGGTGCTGGTGCAACTGGCGTTACAACTTCAACAACTGGCTCTGCGGGACTTGTTGCAGGCGTGGCCTCAGCCCCAGTCTTAACATCACTCATGGGATTATCTCCTAACTGAGACTCACTCAGTCCACTACCTGCTTGGATAGGCAGGTCTACCGCTTTTGCGGACTCCCCCACCGCAGCACGAACGCCGGGGGATAAACGTACAGAAACTAAACGAGAGGGTGGAACGCCCATCCTCTGGTATGCTAAAAACGAACTAGAACCTTCGATAATGTCCTCGTGCTGAAGTCCATGGGCCTCAAGGAAAGTAACTGCCCCAGGCCTATCAAAACAAGACTTCTCAAGCACAACCGTGTAGATGTCTTCGCAAACAGATTTGCCAACTACAAAAGTAGAGTCCGGGTTAATTGGCATCGTCACAAGTGAAATTTCAAACAGGTCGATGTTCCGTAAAACAATCTGCTTTGAGGCGTTGTCGACCCGCGCTTCCACAAGACCCTTCCAGGAAAATGCGGACAACTTGCCTTTATCAACTTCGGCTATGACATCTGGTTGAGTTACTTCAGCTACCACAAAAAGACCACGGTCACCTGCAGTTAAGTCAGGAACTTTAGCCTTCGGGTATGTATTGGTGCGCGGGGAGCTTGAAGATACTTCTTCAATTCCCCACATGTTCTCAGATCCAACGTCTTTGATAACTGCTGGATATGCTTCAGTTACTCGTCCTGCTTCTACCTTGTTACCACGATCATCAACCCAAAATTCGTGGTTGCGTAGAAGTGTGCCAGAACTGGCAAGAAATTTAGGGATATTGAATCCCTCTGGGGGGACGAGATGTCCTTGTCGATCAGGTCTCTGCACAGAGGCAAAGCCCTTCACGAACCGAGTATTTATATCAGAGGAAACAGAAAGAATTTCAACCGGAGAAGTGAGCTGAAGTATTTGGGTATTCACTCATTTCCTAATTGTGCATACTACAACAACTTGTGTCAATAGCAAACGACTATTGATCCTGATTATTGTCTGTCAATCCGCCCAGACGAGTTCCCTGGTTGCCCATGGCAGAATCTGGGTTAGAGGCCGCAGTTTCCATGTCATCCACAAACTGAATGCCCCCAGGAGTGAGGATAAATGGTCGATCGCCACCCTTCACTGGGTCTCCCAGACCAGCCATTGAAATTAGGCTGTTTATAGTCAAAACACCCATCTTCAAAAACCCGGTCAAAGTCTCCATCTCTTCCTTGCGATCCCGAATATCTAGAGGGTCCAGCTTTAGCTTGACAAGTGTGATTCCCAGCCCGTATCTGAACAGTTTGTTCAAACAATCTTCCCAGCTTTCCTGGAGGGGGCTTACCACTCGGTCCTTGTAGATCTCTGCTTGGGACATTCCCTTACCAGATCCAATGCTTGCGGCGTCTGCAACTCCAAGAATAGCGGGAGGGACGCCATGAGCCGTCATGATATCTTGTTTGTTGTCCCGCTTAGTCTCAAGAAGAGACCCATCGTGGTACTCAACATCCAGCTTCTGGAACGTGATGGACACATCCCCCCGCATACTAGGGATAGGGATCAAGATGGTGCGGTGGGCAGCGCCCTTAACCTGCTGTGAGAAATAGTTCTTCAGAGTATCGAGAACCGTGTTATCTAGACTGATGCCCTTAACCAATATGGCATATCGTGGGACCGCATTGTTCTGGAAGAATTGGCTCGTGTAGTTACTAATTTCCACGTTGGAAACTAACTGCGCTACCGCAGGCGTGATATCAGGCACGCCATAATAGATCGTCTTGGGGTGATGCATCACCTTATAGATAATCTCGTTAGCAGCATTCTGCGGGCCGTCAGTTGGCTCACCGGTTGTTCGATCAATGTAGTTTCCCTGCCCATTTGATATCTCACCATCTAGGGCTGGGTCATACGGTAGATAGCTACCAGTGAGGGGGTGTTGACGAGTTTTAGATAGCCACTTCTGCCCAAAAACTTGGTAGTAGACCGGTTTCAGTAGGCCCGTATTTTGAGTGACTTCTACAAAACCAGAGAAGTCCTCTAGGACTCTGATGCGCTCAGCAGGGACGTGGGCTAAATCCACAACTACGCCAGATAGGTTACGGATAACCTCCATTGCGCACCAGCCAATCGCCTCTAGATCCATGGCAGCCTTCTCAAGCACCCCACGAAAACCGTAAAGGAAATTGACACCAGAAAGAAACTGCTGCAATCGCAACTTCTCTTTATCAACGTCAGACTGTGGTACAGGATCTAGGCCAAAAAAATCCTCTGAAGTCTTAGTCGTAACACCATCAGTGTCACCCTCTGGAATAACTGGAACAGCGGCCTTGATCTTGATTGATCGACCAACACTATCCCTAACCTTGGCCTTCACGCACCGAGAATGTGTGGGATCAAGTTCAAGAAGATATCGCAAAGAAACTGGGTTATAGGGTGGCTCGACGTAGCTCTTACTACCAATGCCCACCCCTACCGCGTCAGAAGATACCCCGACTTCGCCGGGCGACTGAGCAGACCCATCAATCGACTTAGAGACCTGAGTAGTCGAGTCGGCTGTTTTCCTTGCCCGATCTTCATTCCACCCAGCTAGGAAGTCAAACATCTCTTGTGAAGTCTCTTGGGCGTTGTCATCATCGTCACCAAAAACATAGACCTTGTCACAAACTACGGGGTCTACTTCATTACCAAGAGCGGACTCAATTGAGTCACGTAAATCCTGATCCAGCTCCTCTAGGCCGACGACTAGTTGATCACTCATTAAAACACCTGTATCTTTAAGCAGTC